TTTCCTGCTGGGCGGTGGCCAGCACATCAGGCACGCCGCGCGCGTCGGACGGCCGGCGGCCGGTCACTTCAGTGGTAAGGAAAAGAAAGGGCATGCCGGCGTAGCCGGTATCGATCAGCCAATGCCGGCCAAACTGCGGGGCGTCGCGGTTGGAGCCCTGGACGTGGGGCGAGAACACGGTGCAGTAGGTGCCCGGGATCCCGTCCTCATCGACGGCGAGCTGGTAAGCGTAAACGATTTCGATTAACTGCATGTTCTCGTCGGCGGCGTGCTCTTCACTGGTGCCGTTCTCCATCGCCTGGCCCTTGGTCTTCAAGGCCTCCTCGACAAAGGCTTCGTCCCAGCCTTCCTCGCGCGCGCGCTCGCGCAGCCGGGCTTCGTTAAAGAATTTGCGCCGGAACACCAGGCGCGCGTCGTCGGGGTTGGCGGTGGCTTCGGTGGGCAGGATGATATCCTGCCAGGGCACCAGCACGTTGAGCTCAGGGATATTGAGCGGCTGGTCCGGCACAGGAAATTCTGCTTCCTGATCGGTGCGCAGATCGCTCACCACTTTGCGCGCGCGCCGCGCTGACAAGTGCGGGAAGATCGTCCGCAACAGCTCGACCGCGGCGTCTTCGGAGAGCGGGTCCTGGATGAGCTCGGGGGCCTGGCTGAGCAAGCTCTGCTCGGGTGCGCGGGCGGCTAGCTCCATCACCTGGTCAAAGGAGAGCTTCTGCAAGCGCATCTCGGTCTTGGTGCGCCAGCAGGGATGGAGCACCACCCAGCCGACCGTGCGCATCACCTGGCTCGTAAATTCCACATCGTCGATCAGCCGGGCCCGCAACGGTCCGTGCACCATCCAGGAGATAACCGCGCGCAGCTCGGCGGCCTGGGCGTAGCTCATGCGCGAAGCGGAGTTGGGGGCGGTCTTCACGCGCGCATTCCAAAACGCCGCGTAGTCCACGTCCACGAGCGACACGATGACCGAGTCAATCAGATTGATGCGCGTGTCGGGCGCGCGGTCGTAAGGCATGGCCTTGACGCCTTCGGGCAGGAGCTCCTGATGCTTGAGGCCGTCGGGTGATTGGCCCGGCCAACGGTTGTAGCGCAGGTCTTCGGCGCGCGCGATCCGGCTCGAAACGTCGGGGTCCTGGTTCCAGGCATACTCGTATTCCTGCTGGAGCGCATGCACATCGGGTGTGTCGCTAGTGTGATAAGCCAGCTCGTCGGGGCTGCCGGGGATCGGCGCGGTGGTGGTTTCGTTCATTCTAAGGGTCCTTTCCATTGTCAGCGCATCCGATCAGGTCCAAAATTTCTCGGCGTGAGTACCAGGGCCAGGCACTGGCATAAGGTTGCCACACCGTCAGCCGGCCGGCGCGGCGCAGCTTGTGCAGGTACTTGCGGTCCCAGCCGGTGAGCTTGAGCACTTCGCGCGCGCGGATCTTGTCGCGGGGATCGTTTACCATCCCCTGCCTCCCACGACTTCAGGCACGTTCGGGTCAACAAAGTAGAGCGGCTCATCGAACAGATAACGCAGCGCGTCCACCGGGTCTTTCCAAGGCGAGTCGCTGCCCTGGTCAGGCGACCAGTTGAACATCGCGCGGATCAGGTTTTGGCAGCGCTCACTGATGTAGAGCTTGGGCTCGTTCTCGATCGAGATCGGTTTATCCTCATCGTAAGCGAGCTCGGCATTGACCTTCTCCAAATCCAAGAGAATGGTCTGCCTGACCTTGGCCGGCTCGAAGTACATCGGCGCCCGGTCCGGCCCGCTATCTTCGTTTAAGAACAGCTCGAACAAATTCTGGCCACCTTCCTTGGCGGCCGATTCAGTCGCAAAGGCGCGCGGGTCGCCCTTGCGCCGGTGCGCTTCCTGGCCGTGCTCGCGCTCGCGCGCGCGGATATGTTCCTTGTAGAAGTTGACGCCGCGGCCGGCAAAGATCCGCTGGCCATCCCCGCGCGTTTCGTTGTCATCGACCCAGGCGCCTTCCTCCAGGCGCGGCGATTCGTCGTAAACAAACTTGCGGCCCAGCGCATCGACCCTGACCCACAGCGCGAAATAGCTGCGCGCCGTCTGCGGATCCACCGCCATGTAATCGGTGCCCTCGCCAGGCAAGGGCACTTTGCCCGGCGGCACCACATGCACGTCGCTGCTAAACTGCGGGAACTGGCAGCCGGTGATCTTCTCCGCCCAGCCAAAGAGCCGGGTGCGCACCGTCTGCTTGGTCTTGCCTTTGCACTTGTCAAAGAGCGCCGGCACCTGAGCGTTATCCTGCGAGCGCGGCAGGAACACGTTCCAGTGCGTCCACAGAAAGATGACGCCCTGGCGCGGGTCTAAAGGCTGCATCATGTAAGGCATGTGCCCGGCCGGCACGCCCTTGACCTGCGGCTCGGTCATGGAGAGCTCGGGCAGGCGCACCGCCGGATCGGATCGACCGACTCGCTCCTTGCCCGATTTCAAATCCCAAACCCAATTCATCGGCAGCGATTTGAGCAGGCGCGCGCCGGTGAGCACCATGGCGCAGTTGGCGTCAAAGCCGTTGACGGCGGTAAAGGTGAACAAGATTTTGCCGCGGCGTTTGCCCACGCGATAGCGCAGCGTCTCGAGCAAGGGCGCCGGCGCCGGCTCATCGATCCATACCAGGTCATACTCGGGTCCCTCGAACGAAGTCACGTCGCGCTCGTATTGCTCGACCGTCTTGAACCAGCACTGGGCGCGGTTGGGCAGCACGAAGGTGCCTTCAGTGAAACCGTTCTTCTGCGAGTAAGTGATGTTCTTGATCGTATCGCGCCGGCGCGGGCCCAGGCGCTCGTTGACCTGGCGGCAGCTGGCGGGGAGATATTTGTAAACGGCGGCTTGCTGCAGCTGCTTGCTCGAGTTCTCGTTGAGCGCGACGCACAGCACGCGCCGGCCGCGCGCTTCGACCAGGCTCTCGACCGCCAGCTTGCCGCCAATCTCGGTCTTGCCCGGGCCGTTACCGCCCAGGGCGTAGAGCTCATCGCGGCGCGCGAGCAGTTCGCGGAAGTCGTACCAGAAAGGCAGCTCAAAGCCGCGGCGGAGCGGATCCTCTTCGGCCTCGCGGATCATCGACTCGTGCCGCTTCCAGTACTCGAGCGCGGCATCGAACCCGCCCGGCTTGCGCACCCAGGCCTTGAGCTGCTCCTCCGAGAGCGGCGGGATTAACTCATCCACAATCGGATGAGCCGTCCACTTCAACCTGGCGGTTGAGCCACCGCTCGCTTCGCTCGCCGGCGCAGCGACTGGTTCAGCGAGCGGCATCAACAAAATCCTTTCGCTAACTCGGCCGTGAATTCACTGCCCAGGCAAGCCTCGAGCCGGTCGGCAAGGGCGTGCAGCTGCTTGGCTTCGCGCTTCAAGGTGTAGTCCTCGACTCGAACAGTCTCCAAGTAATCGGCCATTGTGCGCAGCTCAAGCACGGCGTGGGTGGTTTCGGCAATCAATGCATTCTCCTGGTCGCGGCTCATATTTCAGTTCTCCTTAATCGAGTTGAGGGTCTTGCGGTTGGCGTCGGTGAACGATTTGGAAACGACACTGGACTTGGCGCCGAACTGGTTGATCAGCTCCTGAAATTCAACGCCGAGCTTAAACTCGGCCGGGGTGGCCCGGCCGGCCGGCGTGCTGACCGTGAACTGCACGCCTTGGCTTGTCTCCTGAATGACGATGGTAAAGGTGATCATTTGCCGTTGTTGGTAGAGGGCACAGGCGCGGTGGCCGTGCTGGTGGCCTTGGATGGAATATCAAAGAGGAAGCGTTGCCCCTGGGAGAGCTGGGCCACTTCATGGAACGATATCCGGATGTGTTTGTGTTTGCGTTTGGGCCAGCACCAGACGCCGTCCTTGCGCATTTCAAAGAGCCACTTGCGCCCGTCGATCTCCACTTCGCGCCGGCCGAAAACTTTGCGCGTCATGCGGCCTCCTCTCCAGCTGTCTGCTCTTTGCGCTTCAATTCTTCAGCGTCGCGCTTGCGCTCGTCAGCGGCGGCCAGTCGCTCTGCCTCTTTGCGCTCGAGCTCTCGCAGACGGCCGGCGGCCTTGTGGAGCTGCTCGGGCAAGAGCGCCAGGTGCGGGGGCAAGAGCTGGATGCACTTGATCATCTTCAAGCGCCAGTCGGCACCGGCCTCATTGCGGATGGCAGGGATCCAATCGCTCAGCGCCTGCTCGCGCGCGACGTGGGCGGTGAAGGCCTCCTGCAACTGTTTCTCGCGCGTGCTCACCATGAGCCTGGCTTTGGCGATAGTCGCTTCACTCATAACCCAACTCCTCGTTGCTTGGCAGGTAATCGTCCGGCTCGCGTTGCGGCGCCCGCGGCGCCGCGGTGGCCGCGCCGCCAGGCGCTTCGCCCATGGCAAATTCTTTGCAGCCCTGGTCTTTGAGCCAGGCGTTGTAATCGTAGAACATGGTGCAGGATTTCTGGAACAGGAGCTCGCTGTCGCCGGTGGGGCCGTAGCGGTTCTTGGCAAACAGGCAATTGACCCGGCGCGGGTACTTGCTCCAGTCATGCTCGAAGACTTTCTCCATCGCCGTTTCGTATTGCGATTTCTGCTCGGTCTTGAGCTTGGGTTGGTAGAGGAACCCGACCACGTCGGCGTCCTGCTCTATAGACCCGCAATCTTTCAGGTCCGAGAGGCGCGGCTTGCGGTTGGGGTCTTTCTCGTAATCGCGGTTCATCTGCGCCAGCACCACGAAGGGGACCTGGAGCTCCTTGCCCAGGCTCTGCAGTTCCCCCGAAATTTCGGCCAGCTCCTGCACGCGGTCATCGCGGTAACGCCGGCCGGCGCGCATCAGCTGGATGTAGTCGATGATGAAAAGTTTGATGCCGTACTGCCGCCACATGCGCCGGGCCCGGGCGCGCAGCCCGTCGATGCTGCACCGCGGGGTGTCGTCGATGTAAATCTCGGCCTTGGCCAGCTCGGCCGCGGCGTGGGTGAGCGGCGGGAAATCGGCCGCTTCGGCAAACCCGGTGCGCCACCGTTGCATGTCGGCGCGCGCGCGCTGGAACATCATCCGCTGGACCAGCGCCTTGGAGCTCATCTCCATCGAGAAGACCCCGACCGGCACGCCCTGGCGCCGCTTCATTTTGAAATGCGTGCCCTCCGCGTTCATCACCGGCTTGCCGGCCGAGTCCAGTTCGGGATCGAACTGCACATAATCCAGCGCGGCGTGCATGGCGATTTGCGTGGCTAACGAAGTCTTGCCCAGGCTGGGCCTGGCGGAGAGCACCACGTAATTGCCGTTGGAGCCGCCCAGGCCGCAGAGCAGCTTGTCGATGTACTCGATCCCGGTGGTGATACCGCGCAGCTGCGCCCGGCCGCGGTGATAGTCGTCCATCTCGGCGATCACATTGAGCACGATCTGTTTCATGCGCACTTCGCCCACCTGGCTGCGCTCCTCGGACAGGCGCAGGATCT